GACGAAACCCCCGAAACCCCAATCGTTCCTGAGGAGGAACCAGTGTCAGAATCCATCGAGGCCGCCAGCCCGGCGGTCATCCCGACCCAGCCCATCCAGTTCGCCCAGCCGGCCCAGCCGTTCAAGTTGCCGTCGGCCAGCGAATACATCGCCAAGTTCCTGGCCGGAGGCGCCGAATTCGCCGAATTCAACGCCCGCATCCGCGCCGCCGCCCCCGACGTGACCACCACCGACACGCCAGGCATCCTGCCCACGCCGATCGTCGGCCCGGTCTACAACAACTTCCGCGGCCTGCGCCCCGTCATCGACGCCATCGGCGCCAAGGCCATGCCCCAGGGCGGCAAGGTGTTCCGTCGCCCCGAAGTCACCACTCACACCACCATCGGCGCATCGAACGGCGAGAACGTCGCCCTCGACTCCGGCACGTTCGTCGTCACCGACAACCAGGTCACCAAGGGCGTCTACGGCGGATACGTCAAGTTGTCCGAAGAGGACATGGACTGGACCGAGCCCGAAGTGCTCGCCCTCCTGCTCGACGACATGGCGCGCATCTACGCCAACGAGACCGACAACGTCGCCGCCGACAACCTCATCACCGGCATCACGAACACCAACAACTTCACGACGGCCAACATCGCCGACCCGACCGACTGGGTCACCTGGATGTACACCGCCGCGTCGGACATCCTGTCGGACTCAAACGGCTGGCTCCCGACCCACCTGTTCGTCGCCCCGAACCGCTGGGCCTCGCTCGGCCAGCTCGAGGACGGCCAGGGACGCCCGCTGTTCCCGCAGATCGGACCCATGAACGCCTACGGCAACCTGGCCCCCGGCCAGCAGGCCGGCGTCGCGTTCGGCCTCCAGGTCGTCGTGGACCGCAACTTCGCCTCCGGCACACTGGCGATCGGTCACCCCGACGGCTTCGAAATCTTCGAACAGCAGAAGGGCGCGATCTCGGTCGAAGCCGCGGACGGTTCGCTGTCCCGCATCATCAAGTTCCGTGGCTACTTCGCCACGCTGATGATCGACCCGACCAAGTTCATCAAGGCCGCGTTCGTCTGATCGCCACCTAGGACCGAACTATGGCAACGTTTTCCATCACCCACGCCATGAGGCTGGAAGGCGTTGCCGTAGTTCAGACCCTCACCGCCACGGATGTCACTGTCGGGCAATCCGTGACCGTTGCAGGCGTCGGGAACGGCTTCGACGGCACCTACACCGTCGTAGCCGTTCCCACGGCCCTGCTGGTTGAGGTCGACGACGAAGGCGACTTCATCTACGACTACGACCAGATCATCACCAACCAGTTGCTTGTGATCGACGCGGGCGACGACGTAGAACGCTACGCAGTCAGCCCGTTCGGCACACTCACCTGGACACCGACCTGCACCTGGATCACCTCGAGCAACGTCACCGAGTTTCTCGGCATCGCCACCGCCACCGCCAACGACACCGCGTTCATCACGACCTGTGTCAACGCTGCGAACGCCTGGGCCTATCGCAAACGGCAAGAGGCCGGCTACCGCGACAGCCTCACCACCAGCCCCGGCGGAGATGTCACCCTCGGCACCACCCTGTTCGCCGCATCCATGTACCGGCGTCGAGGATCGATCGACGGTTTCCAGTCGTTCGACGTGATGGACACCACCCAGCCCGCCATGAGCATGGGCGACATCCACAAACTGTTGGGCGTCAACCGTAGCCAGGTGGCCTAATGACCGCCGTAGGCCCGCTCAACGACGTACGCACCGCGCTCACCACCGAGATCACCGCGGCCGGCTTCGTACCCGTCACCGACCCGCGCAACGCACGACCACTCACCGTGTTCATCGAACTGCCAACCATCACCGCGGTCACACCCAAAGTGCTGGACCTCACCTGGACACTTCGTGTGCTCGGAGCACCGCCAGGCAACCAAGACGCCCTCGACTGGATTTTCACCACAGTCGACACCCTCATCCAACGCCGATCCCTCGCGATCGTCGCTGGCACACCATCGTTGGCACAGATCGGAACCCAAGAACTGCCCGCCTACGACCTGACATCGCGCTACGGCGCCCACACCCACTAGGAGAAAACCTTGGCTACCACCACCGTCGTCCTGTCCAACGCCTCCGTCGCCATCGGCGCCGTCGACGTTTCGGACCAGGTGCGATCCGTCACCCTCACCATCGGCTACGACCAGCTCGAGGTCACCGCCATGGGCGCCACCGGCCGCGCGTTCACCAAGGGCCTGCAGTCCGTCGACGTGACCCTGGAAATGTTCAACTCGTACGGCTCCAGCGAAGTCGAAGCCACGCTGCATGACGTGGTCGGCGACGACGCCGTCACCCTTACGATCTCGCCCAACGGCACCACCGAGTCGGCATCGAACCCCGAGTACACGATCACCGGCGCGTTCCTCGCCAACTTCACGCCTATCGTGGGCACCGTCGGCGAACTGTCCATGGTGAACGTCAACTTTGTTGGCGGCACCTGGGCCCGCGACATCACCAACCCGTAACCCATCCAGTTAGGAGCCCGACAGATGATTGGCTGGAACCTCAAAATCACGCTCGACGACGACCACGAGCACGAGGTACCCGTGACCTACGCCGTGGCCTGCGCCTGGGAGGACCACCACCCAGGCCAGGCCATGGAGGCGATGGTCCGCGAAGTCAAGTTCAAGCAGATCGCTTATCTGGCCTACCAGGCGTGCCTCAAAGCGAAGGTGCCGTGCAAGGCCTGGCCGTCGTTCATCGACCAGCTCGGCGACGTGGATTTCATCCCAAAAGGCAAAACCAAGGACAAGCAACCCGACTCATAGCCACCCTGGCCCTCCGCACCGGCATCTCGCCACGCGAACTGCTGGACAGCCCTCATTCCATTGTGGAGGACATGGTGCGACAATTAGTCGAAGAGGATCAGAAAGGAGCACCATGAAAGCCCAAGTTGTCGGCCTCAAGGAAACGCTCCGAGACCTCAACAAACTGGACAAAGAATTGTCCAAGGAGATCCGCAAAGACATCCGCAACGTCGTCCAGCCGTTAGCGGATGCGATCACCCAGTCGGTGCCCGGCGGAGCCCCGCTTTCCGGCATGGATCACAACGGGCGAACCGGCTGGAATAATCGCCGAAAAGTCGCCGTCAAACTCGACACCCGTAAACCGCGCCGTTACGTCGACCGGCCCGGCCGCACCGTCACCAACGTCGTCCGCGTCACCACTAAAGACGCACCCACCGCGATCGTCGACATGGCCGGCCGAGCAGGCGGCAACGCCTCTCGAGCACCCCAAGCCCGCCAACGCCCCAATTTCGCCTCGGCACTCACCAGCCGACTCGGCCCGCCCTCCCGGTTCATGTGGCGCACCGCCGAAGGCCAACTGGACGAAATCCAACGCAACATGACCCCGATCATTGACCGCGTCGAAAAAGCCATGAACCGTGACCTAGCCAACACCTACAGGAGCGGCTGATGGCAATCAACATTCCGATAGTCACCGAATTCGTCGACGCCGGGCTCAAGTCGGCCCAAGGCGCGTTCGACAACTTCCGCACCAAGGTCGGCGAAGCAGACGGCTCCCTCAACAAACTGAAAGCCGGAGGCGCCGCCGCGTTCGACGGCATCAAAGCCAACGCCGCATCCATGGCCGCCGGAGCAGGCGCCGCAATCGCAGGCTTTGCCCTCAAAGCAATCGGCGACTTCCAAGACCTTGCCCTCGAGGTCGACAAGTTCTCCAACGCCACCGGCCTAGCCGCCGAAGAAGCCTCCCGATGGATCGAAGCGGCCGGAGACATCGGCATCGAATCCAACACCCTGATTACCGCGTTCAACCGTCTCAACCGTGCGGTCGGCGACAATTCGGCCGCATTCGGCGAACTGGGCGTAGAGATCGTCAAAACCGCCGACGGTGCTACCGATGTCAACGCCACATTCCTCGCGACCGTTGACGCCCTCGGCAAAGTCAACGATCCGGCCCAACGCGCCCGCCTCGCCACACAACTCCTGGGCAAGTCATGGACCGAACTTTCCGAAATGGTCGAAATGGGCGCAGACGAGCTCACCGCGGCGCTTGAGGGAGTCGGCGAAGCCAAAGTCATTGACGAACGCGAAATCCAGAAAGCCAAGGATCTGCGCGCCGCCCAGGACGCGCTTGGCGACGCCATCGAAGAATTCACCATCGCCGTCGGCATCACCCTGGCCCCGATCCTCACCAAGTTCACGGAACAATTGGCCGAGATCGCAGGCCACGCGGACACCGTCGGCCGGATCTTCAAAGTCGTGGCTGGTGCCGTCACCAAGGACATGGAGATGATGGCGGAGGGCCTGACCGGCAACAGCAAGGCTGCAGCCGAACTGTCCGATTCCATGCGGGAAACTGTCCGTGAGGTCTACGCCCTATCCCTCGCCAATGAGGAAGCGACCAGCACGCTTGAGGATGTGGACGACGCGCTCACCGAACTCAAAGGCAACGTTGACCGACGTGAAGCCTGGCGCAACCTCATCGACGAAATCGACAAAGTCAAAGACTCGGCCATCCAAGCGTTCGTCGAAGGCACACCGGCCGCAATCCGGGAATCCGAATCGGCCTTGGACCGCCTCCGCGTCGAACTCGCCGAATACATCACCGAAACCGAAGGCATCCCAACCGAAAAGAAAACCGACTTCCTGGCCCGCCTCGAAACAGCCAACCTGCAAGAAATCGAAGCAATCTTCAACCAACTTGGCCGGCCTCGCACCGTCACGTTTATCCCAACCGTTTCCGGTATCCCGATCGGACCTGGTGAGACACCGTCCGAAGTGCTCGGCATGGGTCGCCGCTCATTGTCTACCGGCACTAACGTCACCGTGAATGTGGCCGGTTCCGTCGTCGCCGAACGCGACCTTGTCAACTCTGTCCGCAAGGGCCTGATCGACAGCCAGCGCAACGGCGCACCGCTGGTCTACTCCAACTCATGACGCTGCCCTGCCAACCCAACGTCGAAATACGACTCGGCACAGGCCCATCGTTCGGCGATCCGCTTATTCTCGGCGACCTGCTTGACGGCATCCTCGGCACCAACATCCTGGCATCAAGCACAGTGCAAGAAATTGACATTTCTGACCAAGTGACCCGCATTTCGACACGTCACGGCCGCGACCGAATGTTTGAGCAATACCTGCCAGGCGAAGCCATTATCGAATTTTTTGACTTTACGGGCGACTGGAACCCTGCAAACACGTCAAGTCCTTATTACCCCGAGATCAAGCCGATGCGTCAAGTGCGGTGCACTACCACTTACCAAGGCACGGGATACGGCTTATTTACCGGCTACATCACTTCCTGGGACTACACCTGGGCCGACGCCTCCGCCGACTACGCCATCGTCACGATCCAAGCCACCGACGGTTTCCGACTCCTGCAACTCGCCAACATCGACACCGTCCCAGGCGCGGCCAACAAAGACCTGCCCGGCGAACGCATCAACCTGATCCTTGAGGCAATCGACTGGCCCGACGGCCAACGAGACATCGACAACGGCGACACCGAGCTCGAAAACGACCCAGGCGGTTTCCGGCCCGCTCTACAGGCAATTCAAACAATCGAACAATCCGACCTCGGCGCGTTTTTTATAGACCACGACGGAAAAGCCGTCTACTACAGCCGAACCCGCCTCGCCCAAAAAGCAGGCGGAACACCATACGAATTCGATGACACCGGCACAAACATCCAATACCAAGACATCGACATCAACTACGACGAAACCGAACTCGCCAACGAAGTCACCCTCACCCGGCTATCCGGCTCGCCCCAAACGGCTTCTGACTCGGCGTCGATCGACGAATACTTCCTGCGGTCCTACAACCGGTCCGGCCTGATGATGGAAACAAACGCGCTCGCCCTAGCTCGAGCCCAATCAATCCTCGGCTACCGCAAACAGCCACGCATCCGCATCGACAGCCTGACCCTTGATCTATCTAGCGACAGCAACCGAGTCGCCCCAGCCCTCGCCATGGAAATCGGCGACCCGATCATCGTCACCAAACAAATGGCCGGCGGCACCGACCTCACCGTTCGCCTGACCATCCAAGGCCACACCAGCGACATAACACCCGACCGCTGGATCAGCACATTCACCACCGCATACCCGCTATCCACCGCCTTCATTCTGGGAAACACCGAATTCGGTATTCTCGGAACCAACACCCTCTAGGAGAAATCGATGACCTGGCCCACAAAAACGGACTTTGTTGACGGCGACGTATTGACCGCCGCGCAAGTCAACAACATTGGCACCAATCTCAACCTATTCGACCCGACATCAGCAACTGTCGGCCAAGCTCCCATCGCCAATGGCACAGGGTCAGTCGCTTGGGGCGCTGTCGGAGGAATGACTCTGCTGTCAACCACAAGCCTGGTGAGCCAAAGTTCGGTCACGATCAGCAACATCAACCAGGATTACCAACACTTGTACGTCACGATCCTGCATGTCTTCGCATCGACCAGCCCCGCGTACATCAGCATCCTGCCCAACAACAACGCAAACTGGCGAAACAACGGGTTCTACTCGTCGACGACCACATTCACCAGTTTCGCGAACAACGCATCAGCCCTCGGAATTCAAGACCAGCCAACCCAGATCCGCCAGATTTCTAACAACTCCGGCGCTGATCTGCGAACCAACTGGGTGTTTTGGTTGTGGAATTATAGCGACCCGTACTCCCACAAAATGCACCAGCTTCAGAAATCCGGCTATGACGCCACTAACGGCCAAAACATTGCTTTCGTTGAGGGCGCGTCATCTTCGGGTATTAGCACCAGCGATATCACATCGCTAGTTGTATCAACCTCGGCCGGCACGTTCTCGGCTGGCGAAGTCAAGATTTGGGGCCTCCGATGAGCTACATCATTGTCGACAGCCAGACCGGCAAAATCACCGAATACACACCGACGGCCGAACAACTCGCCGAACAACAGCAACGCGAACTTGACGCCGCATGGGCCGAACTCCGACGCCAACGCGACATCTTGTTGGCCGGATGCGACTGGACGGTCTTGTCCGATACGCCGACCCCGACGGCCGCCTGGAAAACGTACCGCCAGGAGCTGCGCGACCTGCCCGCAAACACGACCGACCCGTTCAACCCTGTCTGGCCGACGCCGCCGTCATGAGCCGCCCATACACCGGCAACACTGACGCGTTCGGCGTCAAAGGCGCCCGCCCTGGCACCAAACGTTTCCAAGACACCATGGGCTTCCTGTTCGGCATGAAAAACCTCGGCATCTACGCCAGCCGTGCCGTTCGCGGAGGCACCGGCCTGTCGGTCCACGCGACCGGCCGGGCCTGCGATCTTGGCGGAACACCTACCCAATGCAAACAAGCCACCGCGTTCCTGTACGACTTCCGTGATCGTCTCGGCATCGAGGAAATCCACGACTACGTCGGGAACTACATCCAAACCAAGGGCTTCGGCGCTGGCTACCGATGCGATCGCGACGCCTGGCGCGTCTACGAGAAAAACACGATCGGACCCGGAGGCAACTGGGTCCACTACGAAATTTCGCCCGACATGGCCGACAACCCCACAAAGGTCGACGCAGTGTTCAAGGCGATCTTGGACGAGATTGCGGCGGCCCTCAAGAAATGAGGACTCGTGAAACCATCCATCCGGTGGCAACTGGCGCTCGTCGTAGCGACAGCCACCGCCACACTCATCACCGCCTGCACTGACCGCTACAGGAACCCAGCCGATGACCCAAG